ACGAAAAAACAATGGGATCGTATTGTTAAGAACGTACTTAACAATCCAGAATTTTACGCGTGTGTAACTTCTCTCGATAGAAAAACCTTCTCTATTAAATAATGAAGTCTAAGAACTACATTTTATCTCAGATACAGGATCTTCTCATTGAAAGGCATGCATATACATTAGAAAGAGCGGAAAGGTACGTTGAATTACATAAAGAGGATAAAGTCTATGAACTCCTCGTTTTAAAGAAAAGTTTATCAGAAGAAGAAAATTATCCGGAAGTCTCATATAGACGCTCCATTTGGCGTCACGAGTATGATGACGAATAAACAATATAAAAAAATAAATAGATTAATAGGTAAGTATGTTTAAACGTTGGTGTAAAGACCAAGGTTTTTCTAATAACTCCGATTTATCACATGTGCTCATGGACGGCGGTGTCCTCTCCGTGCCATTTGATAAATTGAATGACTTTTACGAAAAATGTGTAGAAGTGTATAACTCTGGTGAAAAGATATTTGTCGTTGAACAAAAAACGGAAAATTACAATTTTTTCATGGATCTTGATTATAAAGATGATGAAGAAATGTCATTTGAACAGATTAAGAGTGTGTGTAAAGTCATATGTGACAAAGTCTCAAAGTTTGGTGGTAAGGACGCTTTGATATCTGTCGCCGAACCTAAACCCATAGACACACTCATAAAAACGGGTATACATATAAACTGGCCAGGTTTTGTTGTAAATAGATCATCTGCATTGGGTCTCAGAGATCATGTTATAAATACGTTAAACTTGGCGTACGGATCACGTGATTGGAAAGATATTGTTGATATTTCAGTATACGGTAATAATTCACGTAATACGAAGGGAAGTGGGTTCCGTATGCCTTGGTCACATAAAAAGGGAAAACATGAAGCGTGTGCCGGTCAAGGGTGTGAGTTATGTAATAACACCGGTAAAGAAACACAAAGTGAATATTTACCCATATTTATATACAAACATGGTCCTTCATCCACATTGGAAAAGACTGAACAAAAACCGTCCGTTGATATATTACATATGGCAACGTTACGTACACAAAGCATGGAACCAGTTATCATAGAAGGAACTCGCGAAGAAGTTACATTTACAACATTACAAACTAAAAATGAGTTCAAGGACCAAGAGGCTCTTTTACTCGTCGAAGCATTTGTTCGTAAAAATGTAGAAGGACAAACTACCGCATCAATCACTAAAATGTTTAAATATAACAAACAGTTTCTCGTCTCGACAAATTCTAAATATTGTGAAAATAAAAAATGTAATCATAATTCCAATCACGTATGGTTTCATATAGTAGGTGATACTATAGCCCAAAAGTGTTTTTCTACTACGAACGTACTAAGACAATACGGGTTTTGTAAGGATTTTTCGGGGAGACGACATCAACTCTCTAAAAAAATAACGGACATTCTTTATGAAGATGGTAAAGTTGAAACGTATACACCGAAAAAGAAAGTTGTTGTAGAACCAGAACAAAACTTACTTGAAAAATTTATAAAAAAGTATATCGTCAAGAAAGAAACGTTTATAATAGAATCACTCAAACGCGAAGGTGTTAAGAAATATACAGTTACGACGAAGGAATCGTGTGATACGTGTAAAGAAACGATTTCATTCAGTATACTTAAAAGTCAAATACATCAGGTGTGTAAATGTAAATGTCGCGCACATAATCTTACAGATAAAATTGTCAGTACTTTATAGAATGTTAGCTGTAATATTAATTGCACTCGTTGTATATTTGGCATCAACTTTAATAAAAAAGGATACAGGTACAAAACATATAACTAAACTCATACGTGAAACTTTACCATATTCAGGATTAAATGAAGTTTTATACAGGGAGTTTTTAGCGAATATAAACATGGCTATAGAATATAAATCACATATAGAAGTTTCAGAAAAGTTATTAAACCGCGCACTCGAAAACTTACGAGAACTCGCATTATATACGGTTTCTACAGATACGAGTGTTATAGAAGAGTTAGACACGTTAGCGAACAGTATAAACGCTGAATTTAGCCTTGTTTTAATAAATGAATCAATTAACAGTGCGTAATGTATTTAAAAGAATAAACATACTTTACTTTATAATGACAAAAACAATTGTTTCTACGCGTACACGTTCAGGGAGAGTCTCAAAGGTTCCAGAACGCTTAGACCCACTCGAAGATCTCCCAGAAGATGATTTTTCTGATGATGATTATGAAACTGAATCCGAATCGGAAATAGAAAGTGATATTGATCTTCTTCAAACAGATGACGAGGATGATTTTGAAGAAGATGATAGTGATATGGATGAAAACGGTAATTTAAAAGGGTTTGTTGTTGACGAAGAAGAGGAGGAAGATGAGGAATAATAGGCTTAAAAAAATAGGTTTACATTTTATAAATGGAAGCTGAAGTTGGTACACCTATAAACTATAATCCGGATGATTTCATGAGTAAAGAAGAAGATCATCAATTAGATGAACCAAAATCAGAACCGGAAAATAACGAACAGTATTATTTTCCGCCACCGCAACCGCAACCGTATTACGAACCATACCCACAACAACCTACACAAAAGGAAGATATATTTACAAATTTAGATAAAACGGCGTATATCATTATATTCGTATCATTTATTTTGGGTTTTTTTATGGGTAAGACCATGCAACCAGTCATTCTTAGACCTGGATAGGTTTACCTCTAACCCACATATGTTCAGAGGATGTTTGTTGTCCTTCAAAATCACCGATAGGACCAATTTTAGATCCGGTAAAATATGCACGACTTACAACCAGTGGGTCTTTTAGTATATCTTGTGCGACATCAGACGCACTCACATTTTCAGTACCCGATTTACTTTTTCGATCTTCATACAATCGTAAAAATAAACCGACCATGGCTAAAACAATAATTATGGTGATTATATTTAGTATAATACTCAACATTCTTACATTTATATAACAAATTTATTTAGATTCTACCTCTTCACCTTCCTCAACTTCGCCTTCACCTTTCGTATCCTGAGCTTCCGTAGACGATTCAGACTTTTCATTGTTGAACTTTTCCATTGCTTCAACCGAATTAAACCCCTTTTCTTTCGCCTCTTTTTCGAGAGCCACCTTCGCCTCGGCTTCACGCTTTTCTTTTCTTTCTTCAATTTCCTTAGCAACAGTGGCATCCGCCTCCTTAACAAGTTCTTCCATTGGTGTATCTGGTTTTTCCTTTTGAAGACGTTCGAGAACTTCAGCTGGGTGACTGATTGGTGGTTCATCCGGTTTCGTATAATACTTCGAATTTTCATCACCTGGTTTCGCAAATGTAGACGCACTTTCAATCATGTCACGTTTACGTTCCGCAAACATTTGCGCCGCTTGTACTTGATTTTCTTTGTATCCCGACATGAGTTCTTCGAGCTTTTCGTTCGTATAATGAACATCTTCGATCTTTGTCGGATCGGGTGGGATTAACAACCATTTATACAGATCAACGACGTAAATATCGAACGTCGCATCTTCTTTTTGAAGACGTTTGGCGTGCGATGCAGCCTCATCTCTGGAATTAAATGCACCCCGGATCTTAATACCAAACTTATCGTTCTTTTGGGGTGCTTCTGGTCCTATGACGGAAAGACACGCATATAATTGACCAGGAACGGTCGTGTAATCTTGTTCAAGGGTTGACATTGTTTTATATAGTAACAAAGCTTAAAAACTTTAAGTCTATTATATGTAATATAATGCACGAATTCTGGAATAAACAACCTGTTCCTCAAGATAAAGTTGTTTTTAAAAATGATGGTGAAATAAATTCATCGAGAGAACTTAGGTATGAAAAAAACCCGTTACCTGAAGGATATGAATGGAGTTCGTGTGAAATAGAAGAACTTTGTGAATTCCTAAAAGAAAACTATATTCGCGACGATTTTTTTGAATTTCACTATTCTAAAGAACTTGTAAAATGGGCAACGTATAAAGATGAATGGAATCTCGTTATTCGTGAAAAACAAAACTCTGAAATCACCGGTTTTATATCAGGTGTACCATTAAACGTTCGCATAAATGATAAAACTGTAAAAATGTTTCAAATAAATTTTTTATGCGTCTCTAAAAAAAATAGAAATGCATATTTTGCGCCTTTACTTATAAAAGAAATTACACGGTGTATAAATTTACAAGATATTTGGCAGGCCGTATATACCGTTGTAAAAAAGTTACCAACCCCCATCACTAAAGTGAAATACTGGCACAGACTCATAAACGTCAAAAAATTAAACCGCGTAGGGTTTTCTAATGCAAGAGAACAAGCGCATCGTATTTTAGGTACATCACAGTTTAGGGAAATGACTATAGATGATATTCCACGGGTCACACGAATGTTACAAGAACATTTAAAAAAGTTTAAACTTTCACTTAATATCGATGAATCGTATATTAATCACTGGATTCTCCCTCGTAAAGATACCGTGTATACGTACCTGAGCGATGAAAAAGATCAATTCGCCACTTTTTATAGTTTGGATTATGTACATAAACAGAGTGGTGAAACCATAAAACAGGCATACACGTTCTATAACGTAGGTAACTGTTTAAAAGATGCTATAATCATGGCGCGTAACCGAGGTTTCGATGTATATAATTGTGTAAATGTTGGTGTAGATGACGATGAACTTCGTGAACACAAGTTCATGGAAGGTACGGGGTACAACCACTATTACCTTTGGAATTGGAAAATTAACGAAGAAATTAAACCTAAGGATATCGGGTTTGTAATTATTTAACTCTATTTAAAAAATAAAATCATTATAAATTAAATGGAGGAGATACGTAAGTACCATAACGAGTCTAAGCGTCTCCTCATCCAATCGGCTACCCGCGAAGGCGACAGTATTTTGGATGTAGGATGTGGATTCGGTGGTGATCTCCAAAAGTGGCGACACGCGGGGGCTAATATAAGCATGTGTGAACCAAACCCAGACTCACTTAAGGAGGCTAAGTCTCGTGCTAAAAATATGAAAATACGCGTCAATTTTTATGAAGGTGATATATTTGCGTGTCCACAAAGGAAATACGATGTCATATGTTATAACTTTGCATTACACTATATATTCGAATCACCCAAGTTATTCGAGACGTCTTTATTAGCAATTAAAAATAGAATAAAACCTGGTGGTCAATTCATAGGAATCATACCAAATTCAGATAAGATTATCATGAATACACCCGTAAAAGACGAGTTAGGAAACTATTTTCTAATGAAACATACGAGTTCGGGAAACTTTGGGGAAAAGTTATACGTCCACTTAGCTGATACACCATATTATGCCGACGGACCAAAAGTCGAACCCATCGCACATAAGGACATGTTTTTTACGCGCATGGAAGATTTGGGGTTTACTTTAACACTGTGGGAAGATCTTAAAGGGAACCCGGTTTCGGATTTGTATAGTAAATTTAGGTTTGTGTATAAGAAATAATTACTTTTTATTAGTTTTAATATATTCTTCCGCTTTTTTGGGTTCGTGACATATTACATCACCACAGTGGTCGCGGTTTTGGTACACCGAGTTTATGGATGTGAGTAGTTCATTACACGATTTCACCGCCCACCGTCCCAGAACAGGTCGTGGTTCGGGTTTCGTTAAAAAATCGATAAATTTGCGTATCATTTCTACTATTTTTTAAGGTTCAATTTTTATGTATGTTTATGATAAGATGATACTCACTATACTTCTACTTATCATAAACGTGTTATTATTCATAAACACAAGGGAACCACGGGAATTATCTGAAGTTCGTGAAAAATACAGGACACTCAGGGAACACCTTAAGGATACTAATAACGAAGAATTCAAAATGTTATGTAAAGAAATTCCAATTACCGCACACAGGCGTATGAACGGGTCTATAGGGTATAATGTGAGTAAAGGTAGTGATATAGGTTTGTGTATCGATGGTGAACCTAATGAAATATTCCATGTTTTAATACACGAACTCGCACACTGTACTGTAGATGAGTATTCACATAGTAAAGACTTCTGGAAAAAATTTGATGAACTCAGAACGATATGCGTTTCTTTAGGGATATACCGGGAAATACCACAAAGAACTGAATTTTGTGGTAAACACATCCAGGATAAATAATGTTTGGTATTAATAAAATGCAATCGTTCGGTGATTTAATGAAAGCGTATTTATTACTGAATACTTTACTCGCATCTTCGAGTGCACCCCTACTTTTAAACAATAAATGGTTAAACATGTTTATAATTATGGTCGTTACACCATTAGTCATTACCGCGTTACCACGTGGTGGTGATATATTTGGGCGTTTAGCTATAGATGCACCATTTTTGATGGTTTCAACTTTACTAGGTATGGGTATGGTTGCGGGTGTTTCACAAATAAACAAAAGGTTCGAAAAAGATTTTAGAGATTATGGTAAAACTACGAAGAGTACTGGTACTGTTTTAGGACTTCGCGCAGTTGGTTTACTGTTCGGATTTCTCGTTTCCTATTTTATTTTTGGAAAAAGAATGTATAAACACTATAATGCCCCTTTATATTAAGCATATCTTCTCGCAAGGTAAAAGGCAATCGCCGCGACCATACCGGTCGACGCTAAGCCGATTGCACTTCGATTTCCCTGGTCGTTCAAAAACGATGGGACGAAGTTTGCGAGTTTTTCTTGAACTGGCTTACTAATTGCCGCCGCAGCACATACAGCTACAATAAGTGCTTCGAACTGGTCATCAGTAAGGTTGAACGGATTTTTAGATTCAGATTTTTTTTCATTTGTATTTTGTCCTACTGGTTGTTGTTGCGCCATCATCATTGGAGCTTGCATATGCATTTGCGTCATTCTTGGATCGGCGCTCATCATTGGTGGTTCGAGTGGTTCCTCGGCTTGACCCATAATATCGGAAATTGAAGTAGAGTCCATCGTCTGTTTATTTTCACTCACATTTTTTTCAGGGGGGATATTCGGCACGAAAGATGTCCCTTGGTTATTATTTAGAGATACCATACCGTCGCCATTGTCTGAAAGATTCATCGTTCTAACGTCTGTCGCCATTTATATGTACATAGTTTTTTGGTTTTAAATGATTACGCATTATTGTCCTGAAGAGTGTAGTTTGGATATAAACACCCGAATGTTTTTATGATTCTGGGTAAATCGTTTAATTTATCGTAATCACACATATCATTATCTATATAAACAGTTTTAGTATGATGACATATATCAATTATAACACGGTACCCATCATCACTATCATCTGGTTTAAATTCATTATAAGCTGGATACACTACAGTGTTAGCATTTTTTATAGGTGTATACATTCGTTTAACAATTGATCTTATCATTTTCTTTTCGTTACTTTAAATGGTGTATTCTTTTTAACTGAATTTGGGTCTCCCACTTTCATATTACCATGTTTCGGGTTAAACATCTTTTTATGTGTTTGCCAGTACTCTGGTGCACCAACCCTGAAGTTTTTACGAAGTGTCGCTTTATACCAAAAGACACAATCTTCTATTTTATTACTTTTAGACGTATTATCTAAAACCAAACATTCGTAATTTTCTGTGCATGAATCCATAACTTTATTAAACATCTCAAAGGATGGAAAAATACCAAAAAAGTTTTTAAACAATTTTTCCCT